GCACCAACGGCCTGCTACTGCTACCTGTATACAAGGTGCGGGAGGGTGTTGTAAATCCTGGTGCGCCCAAGGAGTATGATAGGCAGAAGCCAGTAGCGCGGCTGGTGGTGCAGACCGAGCGGGTGCGAAATGTCAAACTGCGGATTTCGCACATGGAAACGCGCAACGGGCAGCAGGTGGAAGTAATCGACCAGGAGGGCCCGGCCTTTGCGCCTATTAGCATCTTCGCCGATCAAGACGAAGCGCAGGACCTAGACTTTACCCGCTCGATCCTGCCGCGCTACTATCCGCATCTGGCTGCCGTGCTTCGCCGTCCGCTCAAGCTGGAACCCTCGGTGCGACTCCGGGAAGATGAGTTTAGTGCTTTTGACTATTTGCAACCTATCTGGCTGGAAAGTGAGGGCCACTACTTCTGGGTGAACAAAATTGTAGAGTGGGGAAAGGAGGAGCCACTAACGAAAGTCGAGCTGCTGCGGCTGACTCTATAGAAAATAGAATTAAATAAATACGTGACGTTTTCGCCTACCTTCTGGACGTTTCCGAGGGTAGGCGTTTTGCATTTCCAGGCAAGCGGTTGAGTTTGCGCTATGGCGCAGGATACAAGCGAAAAGTTACTTTTCGAGATAAGGCTCGACGCAGAGCAGTTGAAGCAGCAGCAGGACGCCGTACGACGGCAACAGCAGCAGCTCACCATCGACATTGCCGAAACCCGCAAGCAGCAGAAGCTACTCGAAGCCGACTATAAAGCCGGCTCCGTAACGGCCGGCGAGTATGGCATCGAAGCGCAGCGCCTGAGCGAGCGGCTACGCACACAGACCAAAGAGCAGGCCGCAGCGGGCAAGACGCTCGACAACCTGAGCAAGTTTCAGGACAGCGCCACCGACAGCAACAACCAGCTGCGCGCTGAGCTGGCGCTGACTACCGCCGCCTATAATACTCTCGGCAAAGCGGAGCGTGAAAACTCGGAGGAAGGCAAAGCGCTCCAGGCTCGCACGAAAGCTATTTCTGATGAGCTGAAAAAAAACGAGGGGGCCGTAGGCGACAATCGGCGCAACGTGGGCAACTACTCCGGTAGTTTGCAGGACCTGGTGAAAGAGATGGTCAAGCTGCAGGTGCAGGAGAAATCCTTGGCCGCAGGCTCGCAGGAGTTGGCAGAAAACCAGCAACGGCAGATTGGGTTCCAGACGGCAGCCAGCGCGGCCGCAGCCAAAGCAGGCAAGACGTACGAGCAGGCCCAAAAGGAAATCAGCAACTACGCCAAAGCCATCACGCCAGCAGTTACGAACCTGGTGGCTCTAGAAGAGGAACAGGCCCGCATCGTGGATACGGCCGGCGAAACCTCAGAGGCGTATCAACAGATCGGATTCAAGATAGCCGCCGCAAGCAAGGAATTGGACGAGGCCGCGGCTCCTACCCAATCATTTAAGGATGCGCTGCTCGATGCCGCCAAAGGCAGCGACAGTCTGGGCGGGGCTGTTGATCAGGCCACGGGCCTGCAGGAGAAGTTCACGCAGGCCCAGGGCCTGGCTAAGTTGGCGCTAGGGGGCACAGCTACTGCCTCCAGCGTACTGCGGGTAGCCATGCTGGCTATACCCATTTTCGCCCTGGTAGCGGGACTCACTGCGCTCTTTGCTTTCCTAACGAAAACGCAGGCCGGCGCCGATTTCGTGGCAAAGAAATTTGGGGCAGTCAAAGCTATTTTCAGCGTGCTCAGCAACGTCGTGGTAGACTTTGGTGGCAAGCTGTTTGCGGCCATCGAAAACCCAAAGCAGGGCCTCACAGATTTGGTTGATTTCCTCGAAACCAACCTGATGAACCGGCTGAAATCCTTTGGCGTCATTCTCGACGCCATCATCAATCGGGACTTTACCAAGTTTCAGGATGGCATCATTCAGGCGACTACCGGCATTGCGGACGGTACCGCCAAGCTCAAGGGGTTCGGTGATGAGCTAGGCAAAGCAGCCTCGGAGGGTGAGCGACTGGCAGCCGCCCAACGACAACTCAACCGCGACACGGATGATAACATCGATACTAATAAGCGCCTGCTCAATGAAGTGGAGCGGCTGAAAAACGTACGCGACAATGAATTCAACTCGCTGGCCGTGCGCAAGAAAGCCAACGAAGATGCTTTCCGAATAGACCTACTGCGGGAAAAGACGCTCGCCGATCTGGCTGCTCGACGAGTCGAGATTTTGAAAGGAGAAATAGCGCTAGCTGGTGGCCGCGATAAGGTGAGCCGGGAGCAGTTCCAGGAATTGAAGGAGGCCGAAAATGAGCTGTCTGATATCCGCGAGGATTCAGCGGGCAAGCAAAATGAATTGATCACGACCCGCTTTCAGCTCAATAAGGAAGGGCTCGACAAACTGGCTGAACTGGCAGAGAAGGCCGCAGCAGCCGAACAAAAACGGATCAAAGACCGCATCGGCTTAGAGCAAGCCGAGTTGGACAACAGACTGCGCACCGTGGCCAGTGGCTCGGAGCAAGAGCTGAGCTTGCTCCGGGCGAAGCTTGCCTCGCAGCGGGAATTGGAATTGTCGGAAGCTCAACTCAGTGCCGATCGGAAGAAGGCTATTGAAACGAAGTACCGTTCCGACGTGGAGCAGCTGGAGCGCGACCACCTGCAAAAGCTGCGGGTACTGGCCGCGCAGGATCAACAGACCGCTATTGCTGCTCAGTTGGCCGCAGCCCGCGAAGGCAGCCAAGAGGAGTTTTTATTAAAGGCTCAAGCGATCGAGGCGCAGTTGCTCAACAGCCTGGCCGGCATTGACCGGCAGCAGAGTGCGGAGCGGCAGGCAGCAGAGGAGGCCCGGCTTCGTGCTGAAACAGCACGGCAGCAAGCTGAGCTAGAATTCGGCCAGGCACTGGCCAACCTCGATGCGTACCTGATACAGGAACGCACCCGCCTCAATCAGCAGTATGCCGATGGGCAACTCACCAAGGCTCAGTACGAGGCATCCCTCCAGGCTATTGAGTTCGCTGGCCAGCAGGCCCGCCTCGTTACTCTTCAGGACTACGGCCGCGATACGACGACCGAAGAAGAGAAAATCAGCCAGCAAAGCGTAGCCGTAGCAGACAAGGCAAAAGATGAGAAGAAGCGCATTGCTGACGCAGAAGCCGAGATAAAGCTGGCTGTTGTCAGTACGGCACAAGATGCTGCGAATACTGTTATCGGCTTGCTAGGCGAGGAAACCGGCGCAGGGCAGGCCGCGCTAGTAATTAAGAAAGCGTTGAGCTTGGCCCAGATCGCCATCAACCTGCAGCTAGAATTATCGGCGATTGCAGCCGCAGCGGCAGCCAATCCTTTGAACGTGCCCACGGCGGGCGTAGCCGGTATTTCGCAAACCGCTGTTCTTTCTGGTATTGCCATTGCGCGGGCTGCGCTGGCCGCCGCCAAGGTGCTGGCCTTTGCCGATGGCGGTTTGGTTACGGGCCCCGGTACCGGCAAGTCCGATAGCATCCTGGCCCGTCTCTCGAATGGCGAAGCGGTGATGACGGCCGAAGCCGTGCGCCTGTTCGGCCCACTGCTCTCGATGATGAATGTGGCCGGTGGCGGGCGCTCCTTCTATCAGGATCCGATGAGCCGCGGCCGACTCACTGCTCTGGCTGATGGGGGCGTTGTGCGCTATAACCCGGCTGTCATGGAACCGCTTCGCAGTGGGACCAGTGGCGGCTCCTCCATTGATTACCGGCAACTCGCCACGGCTATAGCTGAGGAAGTCGGGCCGGTGTTCTTCGCCGCTAATGCAGCTCTGCCTACACCGAGTGTTTCGGTGGTCGAGTTTAGCCGCGTACAAAACAAAGTATCTACCAACGAAAGGAACGGCGACCTATGACCACCTACGAGATTTTGAAGAAACTAAAAGAGGACGGCACGCTGGCCGTCCTCTATCGTGATGGTTTTATCAATATTCGCTGCTACACGCAAGTGGACGTGTTCGAGTATTACAAGGCCCTGCGAGTGATGCCGAAATACATGGACCGTAATGCGGAGGCCGTACGGGCAACGGCGCAGGAATTCGAGGTATCGGTGCGCTCAGTCTACGAGGCCGTGCGGGTGATGTCAAAGTTAGCCTTAGAGGTCTAGCCTCATCTCGTCCGTCGCCGTACCGAAGCTGGTAGCAGAAGTACGCCAGATGCGAGTAGGATCATCAAAACGCGCGCCCTCTAAGCGAAGCTTGCCCTTGCTCTGTCCATTAACAAAGACTTCTGCCTCCAAGTATTTGCCTGCAGCCGGGGTTACGTAGGGCCGACCCGTCCTATCAAAATTGATAGAAAGAAAGAGCGCCTGTCCGCGAGTGATGTTTTCCACCCTCACGCGGCGAGTGCCCGGATTCATGTCCTCGAGCCACGTAACGTTTACGGCAATGTCCGACTTTACGGAGGTCTGCTTTGATGCCACGGCCGTGGCATCAGCGGCGTCGAGGCCTTGGTTCGTAAGCTGCATTTCAACTACAGCATCTGGTGTAGGAGAATCTTTCTTGTTGTCAGAACAACCAGAGATAAGAAGGGTGGCCAGTAAGGCAAAAGAGTAGTAGTGTTTCATTCTAGGGTCTAATAGCAAAAACGTCTCCAATATAAGAAGTTGTGCAGGAATGCTCGCACAACTATCCAGCTAGCGCGGAATAGTACTACCACCTTCGTAGTACTATGGCAGAAGCGAAAGTTTATATATCGGGCCCCATCCTCTCTAAAGTAGAGCCGGATACCGCCTACCCGTATTGCTTGGCGCAGGACGTTGATTCCCAGCTGGATTGGCAAAAGCCGTTCGACAGCGTGCGCGTCGTGATCAACTCGCCCGGTGGCCACGTCACCGAGGGGTTTGCTATTTATGATAAGCTCCGGGCGTTGGGCCCAGACATCACGATCACGACGGAAGCTATTGGCCAGTGCAGCAGCATTGCCACCGCTATTTTCCTGGCTGGCTCTGTGCGCCTCATTCACGAGCACACGGACTTTCTCATTCACCTGCCCTCTGGTGGCTATTCTGGTATGGGCGCTGCCGGCGCGCAGGCCTTCGCCGATGAAATGGCGGCTTGCGAAGAGCAGCTCATCAACCTCTACGTGGAGCGGGCCGGCGTCGATGGCGCTGCTATTGCGGAGTTGATGGCTGCTCAAACTATGCTCGATAGCAGCCGCGTGTACGAGCTAGGCTTCGCCACCGCAGTAGTACAGCCCATCACGGCCCTGGCCATTCTCACGCCTAAATCGGCTGCTGCCGCTCCCTCTCCTTCTTCACAACCGCAGCCGGCCGCGCCGGCATCTTCAACTATCATGAGCAAATTCAACAGCTTCATCAGCAAGATGAAGACAGCCTTCGCGGAACTGGAACAACCCAAAACCGCGCTCAGCGTCACCACCAGCGGCGACAACCCGATCACGCTCACCATCGACACCGGCGACCGCGAAGCCTACGCCGTGGGTGATATGGTGTACACCGATGCCGAGATGACGACGGCCGCACCGGATGGCGACCATCTACTGACGGATGGCAACACCATCACCACGGCCGAAGGAGCTATTACCGCCATCACGGAGCCCACCACGGACGTGAAGGATGGTGATATCACATCGGCTCTTCAGGCCCTAGCCGAGGGAGTGACGCTGCTCACCAATGAGGTGCGGAGCATGAAGACGGCCAGCGCGGCAACGACCAAGAAGGTCGAGACGCTGCAAACCAACTACACGACCCTGGCCCGCTCGGTAAAGACGAACGCCGCTGCACCACCCGATGCCGCCAAGCCTAATGCTGACGCTGACGACACCGACAAAGATCCAGTGACGGTAGCCGCCGACCGGCGCGCAGCGCGGCGTGCGAACCGCTACCCCAAGGCATAGCACTGACTAGCCCGGCTCCTCTCCCATTCTCTGCACTTTTTCATTTTTCTGTCCTATGACACTGCTTGCCGCCGCCGTCGCTGCCCTGGGTTGCACCTACGGCCCCGAACAATTCCGGGAGATTATCCTGGAACCCATCCTCAACTCTCCCGAATTGCGCTCGGTGGTGACCGTTACGGACGGCATCAAAGCCAAGAAGGATGTGCTCTTCGCGCAGAAAATGCGCAAGATTACCCGCAAAGACCCTGGTTGCGGCTCTTCGGCAACGAAGCCGGAACAGGGCGTTGAGCGCGTAACCTGGGACCCCCAACCGCTGGAAGCCTGGATTGCTCAGTGCGCCTCGGAACTCGAAAACTCTTTCCTAGTGTGGGGCCTGGCTGCTGGCTACAAGCGCCACGATCTGCAGGAAGCCATTATCAAAATCCAGAAAGGCTACACCGAGACTCCCGAGGAGGCCAACTACTGGAATGAGTATGTGCAGGATTCGATGGAAGAAGCTATCCGCGACGACATCTTCCGCATCGGCTACTTCGGCGATCCAAGCATTACGGCCGCCAAGCTCACCCTTGCTGCCGATGTGGCCAACTACAACCAGGTGCTGGGCCTCTGGCCGCAGATCATCGCCAAGGGCGCGGCCGTGCGCGCCTACACTATCGCCGCCAACGAGAGTGCCAACCAGGCGGCTGGCCTGCCCGCCCAAGAGTCGCTGAAAATCTTCAAGGCGCTCGTGCGCAGTGCCGACCGGCGCCTGCTCAGCGGTGAATTTGGTACACCTGTCATTCAGGCGACCCGCTCCATTGTCGATAACTGGGCCGACTTCCGCACTACACAGAACCTGGAAACCAGCTTCAAGCTGTTGGAGACAGGGTTAGTAGGGCCGAAGTACGACGGCGTGATGATTGTGCCAATGCCTGAGTGGGATGAGATTCTGTTTCAGGATTTCAACAAAGCCGGCATCATCGACCTGCCGCACCGGGCCGTGCTCACCACGTTGCCCAACCTGCAAATGGGCTTTGATTCTTACGACGAAGCCACGCAGCTGGAGTCCTGGTACGAGAAGAAGGACAAGGAAACCAACAAGCGGGCTAACTGGAAGATGGACACGAAGGTGATGCGGAATTTCCTCACCCGCGCAGCCTGGTAAGCCAGCACGCAAGTAACCACAACAGAGGGGCCGGCCGCGCGGCCGGCCCCTCCTTTTTCACCCTCTTTTCATTCGCACAATTATGCCAATCTGTGGCCAACTCAAACGCGGTCTAACCGCTCCCTGCCGCCCTGGTGCGGCCGGACTACGCACCGAGGGCGTGCTGGTTCGCCTCGATGATATTGGTACCGTCACACGCAATGCGACGGTGGAAAAAGGCGTAACGTTTACACTGAAGGCCGGCAAGAAAGGCTTTATCGTGAACGGTATCGGTGAGGCGCACGTCGGCCGCACGAAAATTGCACGTGGCAAGTACGGCCCACAGTTCACCCACGAGTATGATATCGTGGCGTTTGGATCCGGGCCGGCAGAACTTCAGTTCGTAGATGAGCTAGGCCAGGACAAGGTAGTTGCCCTCAACCGCGACAACAACGGAAATATCCGCGTGTATGGCTTGAATGGTGGTATGCAGTTGACCAAGGCTGACGCCGACACGGCCAACAAAGACACCGGCGGCGGCACAGAAATGACGCTCACCGGCGAGAACGAAATCGGCTCGGGTGATCTATTCATGGCCTTCGACGCGCAGGGCGTCTACGACCCCGCCGCGACCCTGGCTGCTTACGAGGCGCTGATCACGCGGCCGGTATAATGGCGGTAGCGCCTGAGCTATTGGAGCGCGCCCGCCTCCTGCGAGAGGCGGGCGCCTTCCGAGTCAACCTAGACGAGTTGGCCAGCGTGCACGCCGCGCTATTTCCCGGCGCGGAGCCGGTGCGGACTGGCTGCCGCAACTGCGTGATGGAAGCCTGGCAAGTGATTGCCCGCGTCCTACGCGCCGAAACTCCCGAACCTTCAGAATCTTCTTTCTCATCTTCCATTTCTACGACCATGGCCAACAGCGCCCGCTTCGATTCGGATACCCGCATTGTGATTCCTCACAACTCCGGTACCGCTTACACCAATGAGAACCTGACCGACGCTGTAGCGCGGTACATCATCGAGCAGGACCCGGACGCTAAGGCGTTTTTCTCGGTTTTGCCGGCGGATCAGAAGCCAGCCAAGCCCGCTGCAGGTGCTGATGCTAGCAAAAAGCCGGCTTCTACTACTAAAACGACCAAGAAGGAAGCCGAGGCCCCGAAGCAAACAGCCGAAGCACCTGCCGTTCCAGCAACACCGGCCGATCAGACGCCCACGAATGAGCTGCCAGAGCTATCGGACTCCCTGAGCCGGGCCGATCTGGAAGCCCTCTACACCGCTGAAGTGGGTGGGGATGTCGACCCGACTACCGCGCCCAACAAAGCCGTGCTGATTGCCGCCATTCAGGCGCACCGCGACGATCAAACCAAGTAATTCACCACTAGCTGCCCCTTCTCGTGTTGGAGAAAAGCATCATCACTGCCACTGCGCCCGCCGCGCCGCGTTCCGTTACCGTCAAAACCTATTTAAAGTGGGGCACTGATGACAAGGAGCCGCAACGCCTGCACCAGCTGGTGCGGGCCAGTGGTGTGGCGACGGTGTGCGTGGCGACCAAAGCCAAGTTCATCGAAGGCAATGGCTTTAAGGATGCGGATTTCTACAAAGCCGTTATCAACGGGAAGGGGCAGACGGTGGACGCGCTGTTGCGCCTGCACAGCCTGGATCTGGCAGAGCCGGAAGGCTTCCAGATGCTGCTCAATTTCAACGCCCTGGGCGAAGTGGTCGAGGTGTTGCACCTGCCCTTTGCCCAGTGGCGTCCGGGCACGCCCAACGACCGGGGCGAGGTACACGTGGTCTTTCAAAAGCATACGCCGGTAGCCGGCAAGAAAACCAACAAGCCCACGCCCCGGCTGGTGTACGACCCAGAGGAGCCCAACGAAGAGCGGGCCGCGCGCATTCTTGCGTGGGAAGGCGGTATCGAGGCCTATCCGGGCGAAGTCGCCTACTACTTCCACCAGCGCCCAGGTGAAGACGGGTTCCACCCGGAGCCCATCTTCACTTCGGTGCTCGTGGACATCGAAACGGACGGCCTGATCAAGCTCAGTCGACGCACCGATGTAAACAGCGGCTACTCGGATAAAACCATGATCACCGAGTATGGCGAGGATAACCCTTCGCAGGCGGTAAAAGATGCCAACGGTGCCAAGTACGGCCAATTTGTGGGCCCCACAGGTGGGCGCGTACTGCTTCAGTACGCCAAGAGCCGGGACCAGAAGCCAGATGTAGATACGTTCCAGGCCCCTAACGCCTCGGAGCGGTATGCCAAGGATGGCGAAACGTTGAAGAAAGACATTCGGGCCGTGTTCCAGATTCCTGATATCTGCTACGGCGAGTCCACCGCGGGCAAGCTGGGCACCTCACAGGAGTTTGAGGACGCTACGAAGTTCGTGCAGAACATGGTGGTTAACACCGATCAGCGGGCTATCGAGACGCTATACGCTTCCGTGTTCAAAAACTTCCGCACTGCGGACGGCACACCCATCTGCCCTAGTGGAGACTTCTCTATTCAGAACCTTTCGCTGCTACCCGTGCAGGATGTGCCCACGGATACAGAGAAAACGATCAATGCGCTGAAAGCCCTTTCGCCGATCACGCAAACCAAGGTGCTCAATGCCATGAGCATTAACCAGATTCTGTCCCTCGTCAATCTGCCTGGTATTCCTGGTGGCGAGGCGCGCCTGACGCCTGGCGCCGAAGAAGCCCCACCAGCTGAATAACTCCTCTCCTATGGAAACGCTACTATTTTCTAAAGAAGATTTCAAAGCCCCATACCCGGCGCTGCCACCCTCCCTCGATGCGGAGCGCATCGAATCGGCTATGCTACGGGCCCAGCGCCGGCTGAAGCCCATACTAGGGCTGCTTCTCTACACAGAGCTTGTACTCCGCGTGGAAGCCGAACAGGCTGCCATCGACGCCCGCAAGAAGGCGCTAGCCGCCACCCCTTCACTACCTGCGGCAGATCTACCACTACTGGCCCCGCTGGTGGGTAGCTGGCAAAAGCTGCGGGACATGATCTTGCCGGGCCTAATCTATGCCTCACTGGCTCAGTACCTGCCTTTCTCGCAGACGACGCCCACCTCCCACGGTTGGGTGCGCAAGACGGATAAGAGTTCCGAGCCTATTGACAGCCGCACCCTGGCACAACAGGCCAGCATCTACGACGGCGAGGCGCTGAGCTACGAGGCCGAGCTGCGCACCTGGCTCATCACCGTGGGCGCCGTTGACTTCCTCGGCTTCTATCCCCCCGCTTCTCACTGCGGTACCGGCCCCGAGTCGCCCCGCACTCCTACTGTCGTCGTGCAGGCTATTGGCCCACCCGACCACTACGACCCTTACCACTACGACCCTCATCGCCGGCGGTAATTCTACTTGTCTGCTTTACTCTCTCTCGCCTTTCACCATGCCTGCCACGCCACCAGCCCCCGAAAAACCTAGTACACCCGCGTGGCTCATTCCAGCCCTCAGCCTTGCGCTTAGCATTGGCGGTAGCCTCGCTACCTACTCCTACAAATTCGGCGCACTTGAAACGACCACTGCCTCCATCGTGCGCCGCGTTGAGGCCCTGGAAGCGGACAAGGCCAAACGTGATGCGGATGCCGCCGCTCGACTGGCTTCCTTCGAACAGGCCCGCGCTGCCAAGCTCGCGGAGATGGAAGTGCAAATCGACCGCCTGAAAACCATGCCCACGCCCCGCTAAGCCTTTCCACTATGACACGCCTTTTCCCGCTATTCGTTAGCCTGGTCTTGCTGCTGAGCAGCAGCTGCTCCCCGGAGCTTACCCGTCAGCGCCAGTGGCGCCGTTACCTCAAAGATTTGAAGCAGTCGCCACCCGTGCCGCCGGATACGGCCACGGGTGCCTACTTGCCCAACGATGAGCTAGACATGCTCGACGTGCTGCTTCAGAAATACCCTGGCCGGCAGACAACGCGCATTATCACGCAAACCAAAACTATAACGCTACCAGGTAAGACCGTCTATGTGGAGGTGCCCGTGCGCGCTGATACCGTCCGCAACGTGACGGAAAGGGATTCCCTGCTCTATGCGCTGGAAGCACTCGTGCAGAAAGAGCGTGCCGATAGTGAGCTGCGGGCTGAGGTGGCTCGGCTGCGCGCCGGCATCTTGCGCGCCTTCAATGCCCGCGCCTGTTTGCCCGACACCGTGATCCGCTTTGCCGAGTACGACATCACGGTGGAGATCAAGCGCGGCCAGAACGGACGCTACGGCTTTACCTGGCGCAAAGGGGCGGAGACAGTGAAGTACGATGCTCAAATCACCGAGCACCAGAATGGCCGCCTCGTGGTCATACCCGCCCCGGTCTGGTGGCGCGACAAGTGGTTTTGGCTCATGGTGGTTTTCGCTAGCCTGACTGTGTGGCTTACCTACCTACGCCTGCGTGATGCAGGCCCTGCCCGATGAAGGCGCTACTAGATCATTGGCAGGCGATATTGTTCTGGGGCGCGCTGGCCCTGGTGCTCTTCTGGCTACTGGCTCCAGCGCGCAAGCGGCTCAGTGAGCTGACGCTGAACTCGGTGGTGGAAAACAACCGCTTCAGCCCGCGCTTGCTCACCACGTTTGCCGTGGTAGGCGTCACACTTTACCTCGAACTACGAGCAGCGCATACGGCCCCTTCTGTGCTCAATGGTGTGCAGGTATCGACTTGGCCCCCCGAGTATGTGCTAATCGCCAACCTCACGCTGATCGGTGCGCTGCTTGGATTAGGCAAGCTCGCGGACACCTACAAGACGGTGCAACTCAATAAGACGGTACCCGACACGGAAATCAAAGCGGGCACGGCCAAAATTGATGTCGCCGGCGATGCCAACTTCTCCGGCACATCTAATCCCCAACATCCTCAACCAACGGAATAATGGTTACGCTTCCTAAAAAGTATCAGTACCTGGCCAGTGAGTCCGGCCCGAAAATGCTGCTCCAGGCCCTAGCTAAGTTCGGCACCCGTGAAATCCTTGGTGCGACGAACAATAAAGAGATCCTAAAGTGGGCTGCCAAAGTCAACCTGCAGCGGGATTATACGGCAGATGAGATTCCTTGGTGTGGCCTGTTTGCGGGTGTCTGTGCCTACGAAGCGGGCTGGCCTCTACCAAAGATGCTGCTCCGCGCAAAGCAGTGGCTCACTTTCGGTGAAGAAGCCAAGGAGCCTATGCTCGGCGACGTGCTGGTGTTTGGTCGTGCCGGTGGTGGGCATGTCGGGCTGTATGTAGGTGAGGACGCTACCCACTTTCATGTCATCGGAGGCAATCAAGGGAATGTGGTGTGCATCGTCCGCTTTCCGAAATCACGCTCCGGCACCTTCCCCTTTCTCGGTGCTCGCCGGCCGAAGTGGACCAAGCAGCAGCCCGCCAACGTGCGCCGGGTGTTCGTCGGGGCTGATGGCATCGTCGCTACCAACGTGGTCTAATCCTTTAACTTTTCCTTTTCAACTCATAGCCATGATCAAGAACCTGAGCACCGGCGGCCTCTTTGCAGGCCTTGCCCTTTTTTTCATTGCCTTAGTCTGTGCTACCTACGGCGCACTTGACAATATATCCCACGGTGACGGCAACAGTGCTTATATAGCCGCAGCTGTCGGCGCTGGCCTTGGTGCCGGTGCCGTCATAGGTGACATTGTAGTGAATACCCGCCGTAAAAAGCGCGAAGCTGAAGCCCGCAAAGCAGCCAACCTGCGCCGATGAGTGGCCCAATCCTACCTATCCTGCTGTTCGTTGCCGGTCTGTCGCGGGCCGTACATGAGGCGTTGAGCCATACACCTAGCTGTTTAGCCCTGTGGGGCGCGTGGTGGGATGCCCGTGACAGCTGGCGCCTGAAGTATCGCGGTGGTCAGAAAGCATTAGGCCCCCGATTTCCAGGTGCAGTGACAGTCTTTGTTGGCATAACCGATGCCTGGCATTTCTCCAATCTGCTTACCTGGCTCTGCGCTGACGTGGCGCTGTTGCTCGTGAGCTGGTCCGGGCCGTGGCGTTGGTGGGCTGTCGTTGCTATTGCCGTGCGGCGTGTGGTATTCGAGCCATTGTACCGCTACCTACGCCGGCCACGATGAAACAGAAGCGCCGCGCCCGCCCTGGCTGGTACCGCATCCGCCAATAGAAGAAGCCCCGACTAATGTTGGGGCTTCTTCTATTTTTGGGTATGCCAATGCCCTCCATCTACACATTCAATCAACTTCCGCTCCAGGCCCAGATCGGCCTTGTTGTTTTTGAGGGCACCTTTCTAACCAATCGATACGGCGAGCACGGCGACTATATCAACCTCTACCACATGGGGACTTTCTTTGCCGAGCTGTACTATGATGCGGAGGCCAACCATGTACACACCTGCCGTACGTTTAATAGCACGGCGCTACTCAATCCGTATCTGGATTGGATTGAGATACCAAAGTTATAGTCTCTTCCTACTAAGCTGTTAGCTGAAAACTCTTTTAAACGCTTCCCTCAGTTCGTCATCAATGTGGATGGGCAGATTTGGCGAAGTAGCGAGCGAAGCACCTGCACCAGTGTAAGTGAGTGTGTAAAACTCACTAATGTCTGAGGGCACCTCCACTCCAGCGGGAGAATATTGAGAGGGCGTTTCCCTGAAAAAAGGCCGGTGTCTCTCTTCAATTACCCAGGCCTCTTTCATGAACGCCTGCAATCTGTCGGCTACTCCCTGGCCGTACAAAAGCTCATCTGTTGATTCCATGATGATGCGCAAAAGTCAAGACTGAAAGTAAGGCGTGAGTGAATGACAAGGGAATGTTTTACCCATGTTTTACCTGAAAAAACAAAAACCCCTCTAACGAGGCGTTAAAGGGGTTTTTAGCGGGGTGTTGTGGAGCTGCAGGAACTACCATTTATGAACATACCTAGTGAACACCATTTGTTCAGTGCTTCGACGACTCGCAGCTGCTCGAGTAGTCGCTGTTTGTCCGGTGGTGTTCAGCGTTTGTTTTACCTATGTTTTACCCGGCCTTCAATAGTGGCAGTGGCCGGCTCTCATATACCACGTTCGCGGCCTGGTCCACTTCCACCGAGTTGTAGTGGTCCAAATAGATCTCCGTTGTAGACCGTTGCTTGTGGCCTAGAATGCCGCCTACCTTTCCAAGGTCTCCCGCATTGGCCCGGTCGGCTTTGGTCGCCATCGTACGGCGAGAGGAGTGCGTGCTAAAGCGTTTGGTGATGCCAGCTTTAATAGCGCCCAGCCAAATGTTCTTATTGACTTTAGCCGTGGCTAGCTTGATGCACTGCAGCTGGGCCTTGGCATCGAGCTGATCGTAGTTGTTGGCGAGCCAGGGAAATATATACGCGTCTGGCATCGGGTGCTCTGGCTGTAGCGAGTCGAGGATGGCGGTTAGCTGCACCGATTCCGGTACCGACTTCTCGATACCGCCTTTGTCCATGTCGAACACCACGCGGCCGAATTGCCGGTCTCGCCAGCGCAGCCGAAGCACCGCCCCGATTCGGCTCCCATGTAGGTAGAAGCAGGTCAAGTACGTCAGCCGGGCCACGTGCTGCATCGGTGTGAGGGCTACCTGCTCATAGGCCTGCAATTCTTCCTCCGACAGCCAGCGCCGTTTCGGTGTGGCTTTGGGCATAGTGTACTCTTCCAAGGGATCCTCGTCTCTGCTCAGCAGCTTGGCCCGCATAGCCCGGCCGATGTAGAGGCCCAGCACTTTCAGGTTTTTGCGGCGCGTCGTAGGACCATTGCCTAGCTCCCGCTGCATGTATCCGTCAAAGCCAGCGATGATTTCTTCAGTGAGCTCATTAAAGGGTAGCGGCTTGCCAGCGCGCCAGGTAGCAAACTTATTCACCACGGCCAGGCGCAGCTCGTAGGTGCCCTGCGTAAAGTTCGGCTTGTCTACCTCCTCGACACTCTGCTGCAGGAAGGCAACGAAGTCCGGGCGGGTAGTCAGCACCTCCGGTTCGTGACGGCGTAGAAAAGCCACCTTTAGTTCTTGCGCTGAGGCATTAGGTACGGCTCGCGCTACTCGCTTCGCGTCGAGCAGCGCTATCAGCAGGTCGCTGTTGTGCTGGCTGGCTAGCCGGTCGCCCGTCTTGACCCAATTCTCCTTTTCCAACGAGGCACTGGCATTCCAATGCTTAGCCGCTACACTGATGTTGAGGCCAACATACACCGACTTACGCGCTACGGTGATGCGCAGTCGTACATCATACAAGCCATCAGCATTAGGCTTGTGAGCGAGTACTATTTTAAAGTTGGCAGACATAGAGTATTACCTGTCGCCTCTATGTGGTGAGCTTCTTGCGGTAGGACCACATTTCTAGCACTTCGTTCGGCTGAATAATATCTGGTTTGAATTCCGAATTATCGGATTCAATAACTAGATAGCCCTTCTTATCAACCAGATTGGTAACGCGCTTGAGGCAAATACCTTCAGTAGTAACAATGACATACACGGTGCCATCTACTATTTCATCTGGCCGCTCCACATGCTCACATATCACTATATCACCTGGCTGAAAGTCGGGTGTCATACTAGTACCCGCTACCTCAAACATGCGAAAGGTGCCGTGTTCAAATCCAGGTAGTGAGTAAGTAGGAAGCTTGCCTAAATAGTCTTGCTCAGAGAAGTGTTTTCGGTAACCAGCTTCAGCTTTTTGAGGCACCAACAAGATTTGCTGCTTGCCTTGCGGATCAACGGTAATGTAGCGGGTAGGCATATTGTTAAATGATTCTTTGCCGGTCCTATCTCCGGTCTCTATGTATTCAGGAGTGGTGTTGTAGAGTTCTGCCAGTTTGCGCAGAACACTGATCTTGATTTTGATGGTTGGGTCTCGGTGGTATTTGGCCAATTGAGAATATGTAACGCCTACGGTCTCACCAGAATCTTTCATCCACTTTTCTATCTCTCGAACTGATAGGCCGGACTGCCGCCGCAATTCCGCAAGGCGTGTTGCCTGGTCTGTTTTCATTAGTAGTAGTATATGTTTTTCACAAAACACTACAATTTGACACAGCTTGACAAATTTTGTGTCAAATAATGTTGCACCGTGTCAAATTGTGTACTATGTTTGTGTCATCCTCTAACCCCTCACCTGTTATGGCAACCACAAAAGCTCCTCCAAAAACAAAGCCTTACCCAGTAAGAACAAGCACCGCAGACTTTGTACAAAAGGCTCTAATTCAAGAGCAAGGCCGCCGTTCTCAATCTCTAGGCGAAAAGGTAACGCTTATGAGAATTGCTAAAGAATGGCTTGAGGAACGTGCTACTCAACAGCTCAGTCTACCCGCCTAATTTTTTTGCCTTCACTGTGTCAATTTGTGTCAAATGACTTCTCTTGAAGAACTTGCTAAGCTCCCAGCCCTCGTCGAGAAGCTTGCCCTGCGCATCGAACACCTGGAAAGCCGAAACGCTATCTACGAGGAGTTTGCCGACGACGAGGTGAGCACTAAGAAGGCCCTTGAACTGACTGGCATCAAGTCTCGCACCACGCTCATAGAAGAACGAGACCGGCCCGGAACCCTGCTCCGCTACAGCAAGCACGGCCGCAGCACTTCCTACTCACGCAAGTCCTGCATCGACTACAAACTGGCTCGTCGTCTGGCTCCAATTCAAACCACGCCTGCTATGCGGGTCGCCTCCTAATGTCCACCACCTTCGAACTCTGGTGCCCGATCTGGTTCACGCTTGAAGCGCAAATCGACTTCTGGCTGAATCACCCCGCAGTACCAGCGCAGAAAGCAGAAGCTACACGCTCCGCACTGCCAACCATGATGCCAGTGCGCAAAGCAGACTGCTGGCTGAAACTCTACCTCTTCCTCGCCAAGGCCCGCAACGCCGGCCCGAAGCCCACCACCGCCGATGTGAGCGCCCTGCTCCATGAGCTGAACGAGTCGGGCGTAGTCGAAAACTCGGAGCTGCGCGACTTGCGCCCCAACCTCCTCAAATCCACGGTCGCCGAATTCGAATGGCACCGCACCCGCATACGGGCTGCCGTCCTGGCCCGCCAAACTGACCTGCTCCACCAGGCGCACAGCGCCTAACCTTTTTCTCACACACCTAATCCCTCCTCGCCCGATGGATAACTCACACCGCGCCGCGCTAAAAGCCGCCGCAGACAACACCAAGGCAGCCCACGCGGGTGCCTCTTCCCTGCTCTACCAACTCACGGAGCAAGGCCAACTCAGTCCCCTCCAAATTCAAGCTGCTATGCTGCTAGTGCAAGGGATGCAACAGGAAGCCGAGCGCACCTGGACTGACTACATGGCCAGCTTTGAAGGGTACGGCGTCGAAGCTGAGGGGCAAATAGTAGCCCCCTGCTTGCAGGCCCGCCACCGCCGCTACATGCGCGCACAGAAACGGCGCGGCCAAGCCGTCGGCTTGTCGAACTACCACCGCCAATTTCCTGAGGCACTGCTGGTATGATGCTCGACTCTAAAGCCCCCCGCTTCGCCATGCGTGGCAAGCTCTGCGACATCACCCCCAATGCGTGGGAGGTAAAGCGTCGCCGTCTACACACTGCCAGCCTTGCCGCTGAGGCTCGACGCGCCACTGCTCAGGCTCGCTTGCTGCTGGTGCTACTTCTGCTGCTGGCCTTCGTGCTTCATGCCTGTGCGCCGCGCGCCTCCATTATGAGCCACCCTGAGCGCGAATACCGGGAGCCGCGCCACCACGCCACAGACTGGTACGACCTGCCCTAAACGAAAGGAGGGCCGCACCCTCGCCCGGTGCGGCCCTCCAAATACTTAAACGCTTAAGAACTGCAAAGCTACATGAATACCGAGAAAAAAGACCAGGCTTTTTGGGACCTCTGCCACGCTAACGGTCTGACCAAGGATGATGTTTGGCAGCAAAATCAGAGTAAGAAATGGATCATCGGCCGCACTGGCATTGAAAAAATCCAGGGCAAGAATAACATTCAGATTTCGCTCGGCGTCGAGGCCGCGGGCCTGGAGTTCGCCATTGTTAAGGCCACAGCAACGCGCACTTTCAAGGAAGAAGGTGCTAAGACGTCCAAGAAAATAAGTGTTGAAACCTTGGCTTCGGCGCAGAAGGCCAACAGCAAAGTGTCTTATTACGCTGAGTTAGCCGAGAAGCGCGCCAAGGGCCGCGCCGTGCTGATGCTGATGGGCTTTTACGCCCTTGGAGTTTACGGGGAAGATGAGGCGGAAGAGTTTGCCCGCTCTGTTGAGCAACCCGAGGCCAAGCGCGCCACGCCGGGAAAGCCAGAAGTAGAGGTCATCGGGCGGGTTATGGTACACCCGGCAGCCTCCGTTGGTGCCGACCCAAACGCCGAAGCTGAGGCCGAAGACTTTTTGGCCAAAGCCACTATCCTCGATCTAATTAAGGAAGCAGAAACCCTGGAAGAATTGCAGGGAATCTGGATAGGTGAGGCTAAATCCTGGCAGAAGGATGTCGATGTGTTTGCCGCTAAGGAGCAGCGCAAAGAACACTTGAGCAAAAACCAGACACTACGCTAACCACACCGCCCCGCTGCGGTAGTGGCGGGGCTCTTTCGTGCCATTCTCAAGCATCGCACCCATGCAAGCCCCTACAAATACAGACAACCTCAACGACTCTGAAGCTGCCTTGTCAGTCCTTCCAGAGCGTGAAATAGAGCTGACCAAGGTTAAGCTCGATAAGTTCTACAACCTCTATGCTGAATATACCCTACGTGAGCGGGGCGTCAGCTCCGAGATTACGCGCAAGGTGCACCAGCCCGCGCACCAGGATCTAGTTCAGGCCTTCAGCCGGCTCACTTCGCACCTGTGCCTGATGACCGAAGTAGTAGACGGTATTCAGTGCGAGGATGAATACCTCGACTATTACCGGCTAACGGACGCCTTTGCTAGTGAAGAGATATATACTAACGATGCGTTTCTCAACTACCGCTGCACGGGCTTCACGCTCACCAGTGGCGGGGTCGTGTTGGTAGGGCAAAAGAAACTCCGCTCGAAGAAGGTGCTCAACCTGGTATCTGCCTTTGAGGTGCTGGAACCAGAGACGCCCACCGGAGATGAGTACTTGTATCTGTACTCGCTCGACAACGACCTGGCCAGGGCTATTGAGGAAGTACGCCTCTATCTAGACGGCAAGTACTCGGACGAGGGCCGGCAGCTTGATATGTTCGAAGAGGTGGGTAGTGCTGCTACTCGCTCGCTGGCGAAGGAGGTAGATAAGTTCGTGCACTTTATGGATGATGTTGCGGCCAAAGGCAACATGACCGTAACGGTGTCCGCTTCGGTGGATGGCCAGCAGCACAAGCGCACATTTGGTGGAAAGGAGCTAGACCGTGAATAACTATACGGACTTCCTTGGCTCCAAAATCAAGTTGGCAGAAGACTGTGGCTTCGAGGTAAACCCTGCCCACATTCACCCTTCCAGCCTGCCGCACCAGGTCGATACTATTGTTTGGGCCCTGCGCAAAGGCCGCGGCCTCATTGGCTCCAGCTTCGGCCTCGGCAAGACACATACCCAGATCGAGTTGCTGCGCCTCATTCAGGAGTTCCTAGGCGGCATGGTGCTCATCGTATGCCCGCTTGGCGTAAAGCACCAGTTCACCGAAGAAGATGGCCCCCGGCTAGGCGTACGCATTCAGTACGTACGCAACGATGCCGAAGCCACCGCAGCAGGTACGCCCTTCCTCATCACCAATTACGAGCGGGTGCGAGATGGTCACTTTAGCGAGGCGTTCCTCGCAGGCCTGGCCGCTGTCACGCTCGACGAAGGATCCGTCCTGCGGAGCGTAGGCAGCGAGACACACCAGCAGTTTGCGCGGTTGCTGGCTAAAGTGCCCTTCCGGTATGTGTGCACGGCAACGCCTTCCCCCAACCGCTATACCGAACTCAATCACTACGCCGCCTTCCTCGGTGTGATGGATGCTGGCCAGGCGCTTACCCGTTGGTTTCGGCGGGACTCGCAGAAGGCGGGCAACCTAACGCTGCATCCGCAACACGAGGCGGATTATTGGTTGTGGGTTAGCTCGTGGGCGCTGTTCCTGACGCGCCCCTCCGACCTTGGGTATTCAGATGAGGGCTACGACCTGCCAGCGCTCCAAGTAAACTGGCACCTTGTTGCCGATACCGAGACGGCCGTACGGGTAGACCGTCGTTCAGGCCAGCATGAGGTATTCCACGTCGCCGGTGGCAACCTGCCAGAAGCGGCACGGGAGAAGAAACGCAGCATCTCGGCTCGGGTAGATAAGGCCCTGCAGCTTGTTCTAACGCCTGAGGGGTACCATGATCACTGGATCATCTGGCATCACTTGGAGGATGAGCGGCGCGCGCTGGAAGCTGCTTTCAACGAAGCTCCAGGCGGCTTTAACTCGGTGTATGGCTCGCAGGACCTAGACGATCGGGAGGATCTGATACTAGGTTTCAGTCGCGGTGAATACCAATACCTGGCTACCAAGCCGGAGATAGCAGGTAGCGGCTGCAACTTCCAGCGGCACTGCCACCTGAATCTTTTCCTCGGTATCGACTACCGTTTCGAGGACTTCATTCAGGCCGTGCACCGCACGCACCGCTTTCAGCAGCAGCACCCCGTGCAGGTGCATATCCTCTATACGCCGGCCGAAGAACCGATCCGCAAGGAATTGGAGGCCAAGTGGCAGCGTCATGAGGAACTGATGGAAAACATGCGGTCCATCATCAAAACGTACGGCCTCTCCCACGCCGCCGCCAAAGACCGGCTTACCCGCACGATGGGCGTGGAACGGAAAGAGGTGCGGGGCAATCTCTTCACGGCCGTGCACAACGACTGCGTAGCCGAGATGTCGCACCTAGCCGACAACTCGGTGGACCTGATTCACACGAGCATTCCCTTCGGCAACCACTACGAGTACAGCGCCAGCTACAACGACTTCGGCCACAACGAGGATAACGAGAAGTTTTTCCAGCAAATGGACTTCTTGGTACCGGAGCTGTTGCGTGTGCTCAAGCCGGGCCGCATTGCTGCTATCCATGTAAAGGACCGGGTACGCTACGGATCCGTTACCGGCGATGGCTTTATAGCCCTCGACCCGTTCAGTGATCAAACCAGCGCCGCCTTCCGCAAGCATGGCTTCCGCCTGATGGGCCGCATTACGGTGCTAACGGATGTGGTTCGTGAAAACAACCAGACGTACCGCCTCGGCTACACGGAGATGTGTAAGGATGGTAGCAAAATGGGCGTAGGCTTGCCCGAATACATCTTGTTGTTCCGCAAGCTGCCTAGCTCGCAGGAGAATGGCTACGCGGATACGCCGGTTGTAAAGGACAAGGCGCAGTACTCGCTCGCTCGCTGGCAGGTGGATGCTCACGCGCTGTGGCGCTCCAGTGGGGACCGGCTGCTGACGCCAACCGAGTTGCAGAGCCGCAGCATGGACCGCATTGGCCAGTGGTGGAAGGCGCGCAACCTGTTTGCGCCCTACAATTACTCCGAGCACGTGCGCATTGGGGAAGGACTCGAGCACGCCAAGCGCCTGCCCTCCTCTTTTATGATGCTGGCGCCACAGTCACCGCACGAGGATGTGTGGACGGATGTGGTGTATATGCGCACACTCAACGGTGAGCAAGCCAAACGCAATGTGCAGAATCACATTTGCCCGCTGCCGTTCGATATCGTGGACCGCGTAATTGAGCGCTGGAGCAATCCGGGCGAAGTGGTACTCGATCCGTTTGGGGGCCTGATGACGGTGCCTTATCGGGCGGTGGCACTAGGCCGCCGCGGCTACGGGGTGGAGCTGAACGCAGACTATTGGAAGTCGGGTGTTGCCTACTGCCGCGAAGCTGAATACAAGGTGACGGTGCCCACGTTGTTCGATTTACTCGAGCAGGAAAAGGAGGTAGCAGCATGAGCAAGCTCATTCAGACCAACCTCTTCGAAGGTACTCGCCGGCTGCAAATGAATGACAGCATCGAGCTAACCGCCCGTAGCCTGAACGCCTACGGCCCAACGCACAAGCATTGGGCTGTAGCCTGGAGCGGTGGCAAGGATAGCACGGCAACGCTTACGCTACTTGTCTGGCTAATTGAGTCCGGCAAAGTGCAGCGGCCCGAAAGCCTGACCGTGCTTTTTGCCGATACGCGGCTGGAGCTGGTACCGCTAATGGCAGCCGCGTATGATATTATGGACGACCTGCGCGCCCGTGGTATTGATGTGCGCGTCGTGATGAGCCCACTAGACGAGCGGTTTTTCGTCTACATGTTCGGCCGGGGTGTACCTCCTTCTGGTGCTGGCTTCCGCTGGTGCACCGGCTTAATTAAAATCGAACCAATGGAGGCTGAGCTACGCCGGCTAGTTGGGGAGAAGGGCGAAAAGGTGCTGATGGTTACCGGGGTTCGGCAAGGCGAGTCCGCCGTTCGGGATCAGCGCATCGTGATGAGCTGTGGTAAAGACGGTGCCGAGTGTGGTCAAGGCTGGTACCAGGAAACGCTACCCGCTGCTCTGTGTGATACGCTGGCCCCGTTGCTGCACTGGCGCGTGTGCCACGTGTGGGAGTGGCTGCGCAATTGGGCCCCACGTGCCGAGTTTGGCGACTGGAGTACGAAGATGGTAGCGGAAGCTTACGGCGGAGAGGAGGCGGAAGAGAAGAATGCCCGCACGGGCTGCATGGGTTGCCCGGTGGCCAGTAAGGATGTGGCCCTGGAAAATCTGGTAGCTCGCCCCAATTGGTCCTACCTCCGCCCGCTCCTTCGGTTGCGGCCCATGTTCGAACACCTGCGCAACAACTTGGCTGGCCGGAAACGGCAACCAGCTGGTGAACGCAATGCTGATGGCAAGCTGGCCCGCAAGCAGCAGCGCCTCGGACCGCTTACGATGGAAGCCCGGCTAGCAGGACTAGCAACGGTGCTCGCTATCCAGGCAGAAGTAAATGCTGCTGCTGATGAGCAGGGCCGGCCGCGGGTAGATATCCTCAATAGTGAGGAAGTAGCCCGCATTCACGAGCTGATAGCGGCCAACACGTGGCCGGATAAATGGACCGGCAACGAGCCTACTGCCGACGTGGCGCATGATGTGGTGTACGCCGATGGCTCCACAATGCCCCTACTAGACTTCATGAAATCATGAGCACGAAAACCACCCCTGGCCAGCGGGTAGCGGAGCTGCTCCGGGAGCTAGCCATGCGCAAGCGAGTCTACCCCAACTGGATAGACAACCACCGCAACAAGCGCAAGCCGGCTATTACGGCCGAAGATGCTGCCCACCGGATTGCCGTGGTGGAGGAAACGATAGAGGACCTCTACACCCTCTATCCGGCCCTACGGCCCACCACACAAGCCAGCCTCTTCGGCATTGATGAAGCCCGCAAGCTACCGCCCCAACACCTCGACCGACCATGAGCACTCCCGCCCGCTTCCTACACACCGAAACCGGCGGCTTCTCCCCAACCCTACTGAAAATGCTTCCCATTCGCCAAAATATCAACCGCCTCACCTCGCTCAACCGAACGTTGCGCGCCGTGTTGATTGAGGTTGTCGAGCTGGCCGAAAACGGAAAGCAGAAAGCTTTCACGGGCAGCAATGACTACTTGAGCGAAAGGATCGGCGGTACCGTGCGCACCATTACTCGCGCCCTGTCTGAGTTGCAACGGCTGGACTTAGTTGTGTCTACAGGTGCTACCAAGCTCCGCCGCATACAGCCAGCCTTATCGTTGCGCTTCTGCTACACGGGCAGCGAAGCCGAACAATTTGCCGCCGTTGAAAAGCTCAACGCCGACCTCGAAATCTTAAAGGAGTGCAAAATGTCTATAGACATTTTGCCTACAAAAGAAGGTCTGTCTATAGACAATCAGGGCGCTGTCTATAGACAATCAGGGTCGTGTCTACAGACATCCGTGGTCATGTCTATAGACAAACAGGGTAGTGTATATAAGGAAACGACCAATAACGACCAGTATACGACCAATGAATGCTTGCTAGCAAGCGCACGAGCTGAGCTAGCCGAGGCTCAAAAGGAAATTACAATCCTAAAATCCTCGCTCGAAGAGATGACCCACCAGCGGGACCAACTTCGGGCCAGCCTAAAAGCCCAACGCCCGGCTTCGCACACTCAGGGGGCGGGGGGCGGCCACGCTGACCCGCTGCACTTCGTCTCGTTTGCCCGCAGCACCTACGCCGAACTCGAGGCTTTTGCCGCGCTGCTGATCCGACTCGGCTACACGTCGGCCTTTGCGCCCTACTACCTGGCCCAAATCACCACGAAAACGGCCAGCCTCGACGAGCGCACCCCGGAAGGCTGGCAAGCCTACATCAACCGCTTTCTGCATAACGACGCCAGCAATGGCCGTCTCCAAATCTCAGACCCAAATCAGCAACCGACTCATGGCAACGCTGCAATTACATCCCGCCCTACACCAGGCCAGAAACCTACCGGCAATGCTGGGCAACTCGCTCGCTCCCTTGCTGAGCGCCGAGAGAGGAACTGAAAGTCTCGCCCTGGCCATCATCGACCGGCAAACGGGCCTGACACCAGCCAAGGCCCTGCAAAGCCCGCAGCTGTCAGCCCTAGCCGCCGTGGCACCTGGCGACACGGCGGAGGCCCTGGGCAACCTCATCACCTTCACAGCCTCACAGTTCAACGTCGTGCGCAACCTGACTGAGGTGCAGGTAGCCTTGCTGGCCAATGACCTACTGGAGCGGTATTGGCATTGGAAGATAGACGAGTTCGTGTACCTGTGCCGCGAAGCCATCGCCGGTCGGTGGGGCAAGGCATACGACCGGATAGATCCACCCACGGTGCATTCGTGGTGCTTGGCCTACGCCGAGGTCCGCGACGCACTACTAGCCGATGCCGCGCAACTCGAAGCCAAACAGCACAAGCAAGCCGAGAAGACGACAACCCGCTTTGCCAATGAGCAGGAGGTGCGCCGCTACCTGGAACAGCTTTCCGATGCGGAGCTGGAGTACGGCATTGCCTACTACGGCCGTCATCCAGAGGAACCGCAAGCCGATGTGAAGGCACAGCTAGCAGCGGAAACCTTGCTCGACCGCAAGCGCCTGGCCTTGCTTCGCTCGGTGGTGCTGTCGGAGGATAGCACATATGCCGAGGAAGTAAGCGAGGAGGAGTACCGCCGCTTCCGAGCGGAATATGTGGCCAACCGAGCCCAACAGGCTAACGAGGCAGAGCAGCAGGATCCTGAAGCATCGGCCGCATGAGCAAGCAAAAGGAACTAGCCAACATCTCCCATCACTCTCTCCAGTTCTGAAAATGCTAGGATTCGTTCAGGCCCCCGCCCGCGTCGACTTGGACCCGGCACCGAAGCACATCCTGCTGCCGGTCGAAGTGCAACTCACCTACCACCGCAAGTACCTAAGCCCCGCATTTCGGAAGGAAACCCTAAACCCCGACATGGCCCGCCAAATCGGCGAGGCGCTGCTGGCCGCTGGCGCCATTGCCATCATCGACCACGGGCCGCGCACGGCCGCCGACAAGGCGGACGGCTACCACACTTTCACGGTGCGGTGCGTGGCTATCAACCCTCTTTCTCCCCTCAACAAAGCTGAGTTGTAACTCAACCCCAACAATGAATACTCTAATCAAAGAACGCCCCATACTCTTTTCAGGTGCCATGGTGCACGCTCTGCAGGCCGGCACCAAGACACAAACGCGTCGGACTCTAAAAGTCACGCCACGCTGCTCTAGCGGCTGCATTCCTTATCGTGCTGACAATGGGAAGCACTTCCGTTTTCCAGTAAGCCCGGAAGATTTCAAAAAGCTCCCAAAGGCCATGAGGCAGGACGAGCGTAGTGAAGGTTGCTACTACTATGGCGCCTCCCCTTACGGCGAGCCCGGTGACCGGCTGTGGGTGAAAGAGACATTTAGCGCCTACGCTGGCGAGGATCTTGGTGCCCAGGTTATTTATCGTGCAGATGAGCCTTTGCCGCATTTAGGCCAGAAGTGGCAGCCAAGCATTTTCATGCCACGCAAGCACAGCCGCATCCTGTTGGAAGTCGTGTCGGTGCGGGTGGAGCGGTTGCAGGATATCAGTGAGGCGGATGCTAAGGCAGAGGGCTATGGTGGCTACATGGATTTCTACGACCTGCTGGATGTAGAGGACAAAAGAAGTTTCGACCTGATGAATGAGGATTGGGATGACTTTGCCATGCGCAAAGGCTTCACCTATCCGATTGAGTGGTACCACATGCTGTGGGATAAAATAAACGGGGTGAATGCTTGGCAAGCCAACCCGTGGGTGTGGGTGGTTGAGTTTCGCCGGATCCAGGAAGGAGGTGAGCAGCTATGAACCGCTACATCCCTTCCCCTTTCCCGGCTCCCACGCCGAAGCCCGGCCGCGGTAACCTGCTCACTGAAGCGCAGGGCCGTCGGCTGCTCTTAAACCAGGTGCTCATCACCCACCTCGAATCCAATACCCGCCGCCTCATCGAGGAGGGCCACTGGCCAAGCAAAGAGGATAAGCTGGTAGGTGCCCTGCACCACCGCGTTGATGAGTTGTATGCCCGCTACTATGAACGCAACGCGGCGACTGAGGTGGACTGGCTCAACAACATCATCGGCTTGAGCGAGGCGGCTACCATCAGCATCCTGGCGCTGGCTATCCATCCGGATCCTACCAAGAATGGGCGGTTGAGCTGGCTGCTGATCCAGTTGGCGAAGCTCGCCGGAACCTACGACGGTCCCGACATGGAAGAGGTACCGGACCTATCCGCCTTCCATGAGCATCTGACCGGCCAGCCGTTTGCCGAGGAAGGAGGTGAGGGAGCATGAGTTTTCAGCATATTCCCGGCGTTGGTGTAGTGCATTTCCAGGAAGTGAAGCGGCCACGAGTAGTGCCAGCAGCTGAGCGGCACAAATGGAGCCGCATCCCGCAACGTGGTCAAACAGCTACCTGCCTCAAGTGCGGTTGCCAGAAATGCTACCGCCTGAATTACGAGGTGGTGTATCGTCTCGCCGGCAGCCTCGACATACTCACCGAGCGGCCGGCCTGCACGGGTGGTCAGAAGCCGAACCCATGAGCCAGCAGATGACCGCCGCCGAGTATGTGGCTTACATCAGCAAGAAGTCCGCCGCTGGTACCAGCACACCAGCGGCGGGCCAAAGTGCTGCCAGAACTAAGGAACCAAGGGCAAAACGCCCAAACCCGACCAATGCTCTCACCAAGTCCATCATTACCCTGCTTACCCTGGAAGGCTGCACGGCCTGGCGGCAGAACAATGGGGCTGTGTACGATGCCAGCTTCGGCGGCTATCGGGCCGGCTCAGTTACGCCGGGCATCTCCGACGTGCTGGGCTATCATAAAGCCACCGGCCGCTTTGTGGCAGTAGAAGTGAAAACCGGCTCGGATAAGCTCAGCGAGGAACAGATAGCCTTCCTCGATAATGTCCGAGCTGCCGGTGGCTTTGCCTGTGAGGGCCGCTCCATCGACCAGGTGCGTCGGGAATTCATTGCCTGGCGTGCCGCATTACCGACCTGATTGATACTACCGCTACGAAAACAAGCCCCAACGCATCTATCACACGCCTTCGTCTGGCCTCCTTATCACTCATTCCCATGCAGAACGCCCGCCCTACCACCGTTCCAGTCGCCCCGGCATGGCAAGTTTATGCCGATCAATTGCGCGCTGCTCTTTCATCGGCACCACCTCAAGAGCGCCGCCGCATCCTCGAATACATTTGCTCCCCACCAGCACCGCCGGCTCTGTCGGAGGTGAGGACCTACAGCATTGCCGACTGTAAACGAGCATCGCTTCGGGTAACGGAACTCCTAGCCCGCCACCCACGCTGGACACAAGCCCATGCCCGCCGCGATGTAGCGCGGGAGCTAGGTGTCAGTACCGGCCAGCTACGCCGGATGCTGCGCCGCTATCAGGCGTAAGCCTTTCTATTTCGAGACGTTTTGCCCCACCTTCTGGACGTTTCCGGTAGGTGGGGTTTTTTATTGGGGCCAACACGGTGGAGTTTTGGAGTATGTCAATCCCTGCCTCCGATAAATCCAACCTGACGACGAAGCAACAACGCTTTGTGGAGGAATACTGTGTAGACTGGAATTGCACTCAGGCGGCAATTCGGGCAGGTTATAGTGAAGATACGGCCTACTCGCAGGGCTCTCGGCTGTTGAAGAATGTTGAAGTTCGCGCAGCTATCGACTCCCGACTCCGCGACTTGAGTCTATCGGCTGGACAGACTACCAAACTCATCAGTGAGATCGCCGAAACCCGCTTGAATGACTTTCTGCGGGTGAAAACGGTGCCTACCCGCGAACGAAAGGAAGCCTATGCTAACGTGCTGCTGGCGCAAGTGAAGGAGGAAATAGAACTTATTGAAGGTAAGGCCCGCTCCATGAAGAAGAAGGACGCGGGTGCGCTTCGCTCGATGGTTAATAAGCTGCGCAAGCGTGAGGTAGAGCTGGAATTAGAGGTATTGCGTTTCGGCCCCACTGCCATGGTGTATGCTGAGGGGCCGCTGGTGCTGAAGGAAGTGCCAGAGTTGGACATGGTGGCGCTGGCCAAAGCGAAAGAGGACGGCCGCATTAAGTCGTGGACCCCTACCGAGTTCGGGATTAAAATCGAGATGTACGATGCGGCCGCAGCTCTGCGTGACATGGGCCGCATTCATGGCATTTTCGAAAAAGACAACAACCAGAGCAAGTCCGTTGCCGTGGTGAATGCGACGGTAACGGTAGAGCAGACGGGTGTGCCCCTGGCCAAGTCAGAGAAGGAGGTGGATGATGTTTAGGGCTAGTCCGGTTTTCGAAGCCAACCTCCAAGCGACGGCGCCGGTGGTCGTTGATCAAGGCGGTACCAGCTCAGGCAAAACCTACAGCATCCTGCAGGTGCTCTTTGTGCTGCTGGCTGCTGGCACGAACCTGGTGTGTACCGTCGTGGGCCAGGATATTCCCAACCTCAAAGCCGGTGCTCTGCGTGATGCACAGGACATCGTGCGCAACTCTGTGGTGCTCCAGTCGCTAATCAAGAGCTACAACAAGTCGGAGCGCATCTATGAATTCCATAACGGTTCGATTATGGAATTCAAGAGTTACGACGACTTCCAGGATGCCAAGTCAGGTAAGCGCGACTATCTCTTCATCAATGAGGCGAACGGCATTGCGTATGCCATTGCCAAGGAATTGATGCTGCGTACACGCATCCGCACCTTCATCGACTACAATCCGAACGCCGAGTTCTGGGTACATGAGAAGCTGCACGGCAAGCCCGATGTAGAACTCATTATTTCCGACCACCGGCATAATCCGTTCCTCAATGAGCTGACGCGCGCCAAGATCGAGGCGCTGAAGGAGGAGGATATCGAGCTGTGGCGTGTGTATGCTCGTGGCAAGACGGGCAAGATCGAGGGGCTGGTGCTGCGCAAGTGGAGCATCTGCGAAGAAATACCCGAGGGAGCCAAGTACCTGGGCACGGGTATGGACTTCGGCTTTACGAACGACCCAACAACGGCCGTTGATCTGTACTTAGCCGAGGGCCAACTGTGGGCCGATGAGCTGCTTTACAGCACTGGCCTCACCAACCCGGACATTCATGCGGTACTGGCTTCCATCGGCGCGCATCGGCGCTATGATGTGATTGCCGACTCCGCCGAGCCAAAGAGTATCGAGGAGTTGCGGCGGCTCGGTCTATCCATTGAAGGCGCGATGAAGGGCCCGGATAGCATCAATGCCAGCTTGGACGCGCTGAAGCGCTACCACCTCAACGTGACGCGCCGCTCTACCCACCTGCGCAAAGAACTCAGCAACTACAAGTGGAAGGTAGACCGGCAAACGGGCCTAGCCACCAATACGCCGGTGGATGCCTTCAACCATACCATTGATGCCATTCGCTACGTGGCACTCAACCGCCTGCAGCGGCCGACCCCTGCCCCTATCTCAACCTGGCAAACCTTCTGAACATGCCTTACCTCGTCACATTTCCCAATCGTACTGCCTCGCTGCCTACCTCGTGGAGCGAAGTTACCCTGGGCCAGGCCCAACAGATAGCGGCCCTCGGCGACAGCGCGGCGCTGCAGGATTGCCTAGCCATCTTACTGCATGGTCAGGTGTCGGAACTGCTCACCCTCTCCCCCAAAGACTTGCAGGCCGCTTTGCTGCAAGCCACCTTCCTGGCCGAACCCATGCCCGAGAGGGACGACTGGCCCCGCCCATCCTCGGTGTGGCTCGATGAGGTAGAGGTGCCCGTTTCTGATACGCTGGAAAACATCCTGTTCGGCCAGGCTGCCGATATCGGCGGGGCTATTCAGCAGCTCGGCGAGGATGTAACGGCGCTGCGGGTGCGGGTGCTGGCTATTCTGTTGCAGCCCGCCTACGCTGGCACTACCTACGACAGCGATGCGGTAGCGGCGATGGAGCCCCTGTGCGCGGCACTGCCGCTGCGGGAGGCGCTGCCCCTCACGGATTTTTTTTTGCCGATTACGACCGCATCCGGTCCGCTCACAACGACCGACTACACGACATTCCCCTCAGCGCCAACGAGCGTGCCGCCGGCGTCGACGCCTTCAGCAAAGAATGGGATACGCTGGCCGTCGTGGATGCGCTGGCCAGCGGCGACAAAACCAGGTGGGACTTCTTCTTCGGCCGTCAGTGGGCTGAGATAAACACGATGATTGAAATGGAGAATCATCGGGCACTGGTTCGCCACAAGCTTCACAAGCAGCAGGAGCGCAACAGATGAGAGCCCGCGCCATCTTCTTCTGCCTACTGTATGGCTTGCTGCCCTGGTGGGCTTACGAGCGAGAGCGGCACTACCAGTGCTCGTGGTGGGAGCACTTGAAGATAAACGCCGCCTACGCGTGGCGATGGCTGACTTTCCAAGAAGATGAGTCAGATCGAGAATTCGAACGCAGCACAAACCAATAAAGCATTCAACATCACTTCCATGACGGACAACACTGCAACCCTCCATTTAGCCCAGCGCTTACGCGAGTACTTCACCTATGATGGTCCAAAGTGGCTGCGTGGGCATATCAACATCGGCAAGCGCATCACCATTTTTGGCGCGAATGCTATGCATTACTTCCTGCAAATCCGCTCGAAGCGGTACGGAGTGATTTGCATTCGCTTCTTGAGCCTGGACAAGAAGTTTCCTTTATGCTTCTACGTGAGCCCCAACGGAACACCGTGGGCGTGCACATACTGCATTGGCTTAGGCCCAGCGGAGAAGGTTCGCAGTATCGTTCGTCGGGTCAACTTCGGCCACAATTTCGATGCGTGGAACGATGATAAGCTGAAAAAGCAGCTATGGAAGCTCAATGATGAGCTAGACTACCTGACAAAGTACAAGTACGCTTTGTCTCGCTGAGCCATGAGCCGCCGCTGCACCGACCCACCCCGCCCCTGCGGAAAGCGCAGGCTCAGCGAGAGCAAAGCCATCGGCGTCGTGAAAAACGCCCGCCGCTCTGGCCTGGAGCACCGCCGCGAACAGCGCGTGTACTTCTGCGTCGGCTGCGATGCGTGGCATACGACGGCCGCACCCTTCCTCACCTGGTCACAGCGCCAGGCTTTACGACTTCAGTAATAGCTCATGATAACTCCCGAACCCATCCTGCGAGCCTGCGCTAACCAGGTGATGCCTGGCTGTTTCTTCGTGCACGGCGAAGTAGAAGCAGCCAACCGCGATGCCGACAATGCCACCGAAAACGACCGCGTAGTGTGGCTCGATGACATTATCCCATATCGGCCGGTGCTCAACAAGTTCGGCGTCATCGACTACGCCACCTACACGTGCCTGCTCATGCTGCTGATCCCAAGCGACGTGGCCGATAGCCCTGCTCAACGGCAGCCCCGCGTCGATTACATGATAGAAGCCAGCTTCCGGCTACTGTCCGCCCTGAAGGCGCACCCACAGGTGCGAGAGGCTACTTACATCCGTGGTAATACCGTCTTCAATCAGTTCGACCTCAACGCCGACGGCGTGCTGCTGGTGGTCGATATCACGCCGGCCGAAGGCTTCGACTACTGCGCGCCCCTGGCTCTGCCTCCCCTCGCCTAATGGACTTCCGCGAAATACTTGATTCTGAAATCGTGCGGATGCAGCGGGAGCTAGCCGTCACCATCGAGGCTAGGGGCCAGCGCGCCACCGGCAAAACCATTGCGCAGCTGCGCACCGAGTCTTTCCCCGAGGCGGCACTGCTCTACGGCCCGGCCCATATCACGGCTATGGAAACAGGTGTCAGTCCCTCACGTGACCCCAAGGCGAAGCCGGGCCGTGTGTTCGTCGATAGTATCCGAGGCTGGCTAGCTGCACGGGGCTCAGAGGCCAACCCGTGGGCCGTGGCTACTTCCATCCTGCGCAAGGGCACGCGCCTACACCGCGGCATTGATCCGCGCTTCAGCTCACCGACTGGCACGCTCACTGATGTGCTGCGCGAAGGGAAGCGGCGGTTACGGGCCGCTTTGCTGGCTGATGTGATCCAGCGCGTGAAAACCGAACTCTTCACTGACTTTACCCCCCGTTAAGCATGGCTCTTGAAAACCTGACCGAAACCCTGGTCCTCATCACCCAGGGCCAGAATAACGGCGTAAACTTTCAATGGTACGATCGGAGGGACCGCGACTGGGATACGGACCTAAAAGACATCGTTGAGTCCGGGCCGTTCCGCGTAACCTGGTCTGAAGACGAAGGAACCGAGCCCCCGCGTAGCACGAGCCGTCCGATTACCGATTTGCTCGACGCCTACACCGTGCCGTCCAGTCCTGCTGCCCCTGGCTACGATGTTACAGCGGTTGGCAGGCGCCGCCGCATCTTTCATGATGGCAACGGCGGCGTGCGGCGCGTGGATACGGACGCCTGCAATCTGGCAATCAGTGGGCTGATTATCTACCAGCCTACCTCGCCGGGCGGCTTCGGCTATATCCAAGTGGATGTAAGCACAGTGGCGGCCACCATTAGCATGGATGTGGAGCTGGTGCAGCCAGGTATCACCACCTACTTCCAAGGCCCACTTGATGCAGTATCTGGTCGGCAGTACATCTACAACCTGCCCGCCTCAACCACGCCGTACACCCTCCGCATCTTCGATAGCAACGGCTGCCGGCTTCGGCAGCCGTTCCCCATGGCCGGTTATAGCAAGGTAGGGTGCATGAACCCGGACGCTAGCAACTACGATCCGCAGGCTACAGAAGATCAGACGCCTTCCCTCTGTCAGTTTGAGCCTCCCAGCTGGAGCGCAGTTGGCGGCCTCATGCCGCCCCCTGTATGGGTGCCTACGCCGGTGGAGCTGCTTACCCCTTTGAACACACCACGCATAGGTCTGTATGTGGAAGTGGAGTTTTATCGTTTTCCCGAAACCGGACTCTCCGGCTTGGCTGCTCCGTTTGCCCGAGGTCGCAAGCAGGTGCGGTTAGCCAACGAACGATTCAACGCGGCCCCACTACTGGCCGGCGAGCTGGCTCCTCTGCAGCGTTACGGTGCCCGCGTGCCCGTGCAAATCGACACAGATGCGAGCCTGGCTTACACCTATCGGTTCCGGGCCGTGGACAATACCGGGCCCGGCGCTTGGCAGTACCGCCCCAGGGCCCGCTATGCCGTGCTGGCCGCCCCGGAGGAGGACGTAAGCGATTTGTTGCCCTATGTCACCTTGCGCGGATCGGGCCCTCTGCCTGGTAGCTTGTCTGCTTTTGCGGAGCAAGTGCATTTTGTTGGTCTGCCACTGGAGTACACGCTGCTCGTGCCACCGCGCGCTACCGGCGTGACGCTCTATGCGGAACTGCTGTACCTCGACAGTCGGGGCAATGAGCTGGAAATACGCTCCATTCCCATTTTCGACGATGTGCCGCCCGGCGTGTTGCGCGTGGCTCTCCCGGATACGCCCCTTCCCTGCGCCAATGTGGTGCAGGTGGCCCTGGTTGATACCAACCGCGCCTATAACGGCACCTGTGTAGGCGTAGGCGCTCCGACGCCCAACGAAGGCCTGCTGATTATCAACGACGGATTCCTGAAACTCTAGCCCTCTCTCCCCTCTTCCGATGGCAATCGACAGAAACAACGACCTGGTCCAGGTGGTAACCATCAACAAGCGGATACCGGACCTCAATACCACCCCCGCTACCACCTCCCGGCGCTCGTTGAAGGTGCCGGTCTTCAATCCAGCGACCAACAAGACGGAGCAAACCCCACTCGACACCCCAGCCGGTACCGTCGTGAGCAATGATGTACGCGGTGCCGAGAAGTTTGTAGACTTCACCGATAGCCGCTACTTCGGCGTGCCGGCTAATGCCACTACCTTGGACCGCCTGGACCCCGAAACGTTGGTCGTGGGCAACTGGGCCACCGTTGATAACCCGAGCGAGAGCCCCACGCAGATACGTACCGAGGCGAAGCGGTACCGGGCGGCCCGCGTAGCGGCCGGTACCACGGGAGCCATACTAGCATACATCAATGCCGGCAACACCACCACGGAAAAGGCCCCCGTTGTGTGGGCACTGGAAGGGTCCGCGGCGGCGCAAGCAGCCACGATAGAACCATTCAACCCCAACGCCAACGAATATCGGAAGGGCGCTGCGGTGAAGCTCGAAATTGAGGGCGTGCTACTGCTGTTTGATGCGGCGCAAAACCTTGTAAAGTCCATGTTCCCGGATAACAAGATTCCGGCACCAATCAAAGGAGGCAATCAGTTCTGGAAAGTCTACAACCCCAACCCGTTCCAGCATAGGCAAAACACCGATCAAGGAACTACGCTGCCTGCTTTCACCATTCAGCTCAACTCACAGAATCAGGAACAAGGGGAGCAGCGTACGTTGCTCGGGTTTGGGAAGGCACAGGGCGCCCGTATCGCGGCTATCGCTTACCGGTGGCAGAATGAAAATGGCACCCCAGCCAATGTGTTTGAGGTGTGCCTCAACTACCGCGACCCCTCGGAACCAGTTTCCATTTCGGACCTCAACCCGGCCCCGAATGTGTGGAAGAAACTCCTGCTAGAAGGAGATACCGTTCCGGGCGGCGGTACCGGCGTAACCGGCGAGGAATATACCGACGCGACGTACGACCCGATAGACGGGCTGCTGCAACTGATCTCGCCGAACGGTGCTACGAACCTGACCATCTTATCAGGAATGCAACGTGCCTACGCGGCAGACGCGCAAGGAACCCGCTACAACGGCAACGACCTGGGTGCTGCAATGGCTAATGCTGGCACATATGGCACGGCTGGCACGGCTGAAATGCACTCTGACTTTCTAGTAAATAGTACGCTCACGCTTCGGTATTATGCCCGTTTGCTAGGCTTCGGGTACTTTATTCGGTTTGGTGTAGACGGGGTAATGAATCTCGCACGCGGTACCGTAGTCGAGAACGTTAATGTGGTTGGTGGCACGGTGGCCCTATACGGTACCGCTGAGCACCGTATTAGTGGCGGCAGCTTCTCAAATACCAAATTTCGAGGAGCTGGTGGGCAAGTCTGTGATTTGGTCAAAGTAACTCTTTCCTGCACAGACGGATTTGTACTGTTCGGCGATGGCGGCACCTATAACCTTTACGATAGCCCGCTGCCAGCAGGAGCCGTGGTAGAGGCTGGCACGACGGTAAACATATACACCACCGCAACAGGCGGTCCTGGCCTGCCTACGCTAGATGTATATGCAGTGCCGCAAGCCGTGCGATCTGCTGTGACTGCGGGCTCTTATACTAGCGGTGAACTGCAAGGCCAGCAACCGGCTGGTTCTGTGGCGGGCATGAAGTTCACCACGGCTGCCAGTGTCTACGAATATATGCCCGGCGCAAGCGGCGTACTGGTGTGGAACCGTTTCTCCAAGGTCTAAGGCAATGAATGTACTTACCAACGGAGTCGAGCAATTAACAGCCGGTGGCCGGCGTCTTGCGGTTGCAAATTCATATGCAGCTTATCCCCCAGCAACTTGGAGCCCGCTGGATTTGGGCGCAAGCCTAGCAGGATGGTACGCGCCAGACTCAGCCACTTACAGTGCCGGGCGTTTAGTTCAGCTACTTGATAAGTCTCCGAACGGCAGGCACTCAGAGCTACTAGCTAATCCCGCAACTGGGCCGTTGCTGCTACCGAATGGCAGCCTGCAATATGAGGGCTCTAAAGCATCGGGTAATTTTAATGCGATAGGATTTCTTAGTAGTGTTCTCACCATACCACAACCTTTTACCATCGTTACTCGCGCACGGATAGAAGGCAATGCAGCAGGTCCTCTTGCGACAGATTATTTGTTCGACGGGTACGATCGTGACCGTGTTCTTATCACAGTTAATGGCAATGGTACAGATGACTCGGAATTTGCTGTCGGCATAGTTGACAGCGGATTGCTGTTTCCTGAGGTCAGTAGACCTGTGTGGAGTGGCATATGGCGCACATACACAATGGTTGCGGATGGCCCGAACAGCGCTTTCTACATTGACAAAACACTAGTTGACACTGGCAACCTAGGCGCGGTAGCTCTACAGGGATTGCGGTTTGGCGTTGCCAACATTAACCAACATGGGCTCAATGGCCAACAACCAGAGTCATTTATTAGCAATAGCCGGCTACCTCTATCAATAATAGAAAAGGCAGATACCTATTTAACAAGGTGGTCTTAACTGCTGATTTCTCATAAACACTCTGCTGCCATGATCTACTACTCCCTCCCCCAAAACATACGCCTACGCCACAAAATCTGTGTGACGGATGGCGTGTACCTGCGCTGGCTCTCCCCTCTCGGTAATTGGGAAGGTTGGCACTTTGCTGGTACGAATGAAGACACCAACAACGTTGAGGAGCCAGCCAGCTACCGCCCGGGCAATGGACGTCACACGGTAGCTCTGCGCCGGCCAGGTATTCGGGCACAGGTGCTACGAGCTGGCAACCTAACGGCCGATGAGCACGAGGCCCTGGGCACGCTGCTGGACTCACCGCAGGTATACCGGCAATACCCGGACGGACGGCGGGAACCGCTGTACGTCCGTTCTACTTCCACCCCGGCCCGCACCAGCGCCGGCTCCCGCTTCGTGTTCGAAGTGGAAGTCGAGCAGGAGCGCCGCAACACTATCATTCGCTAATGCTCACCGAAATCGTACTTGATAACGGGGCCAGGCTTCCGTTATCGGCAGATAGTCGCATTGCTTTCACTGGCCAGGAGAATAACATTCTCAAGCCCGACTCGGTGCAGGCGACCTTCTCCACCACGTTTCAGTTGGAGGATTCGCGGGAGGTGAGCCGGAAGCTGGAGGATGCCACCATCGGCACCAGTGCCACTAACCTGCCTTACAGCGTGCTGCCTTGTGCCGTGGACCAGGACGGCCGGGAGCTACTGCCCAAGGCCCGTGCCATCATCGAAGCGTACGAGCAAGGCAAAGGAGTTGAGGGGCAGGTGCTTTCTGGTAACAAAAACTTCTATGCCCTCATCGAAGGCAAGAGCCTGCGCGACCTCGACTTGTCACAGCATGATCACCTGTGGAATTTGAATAGTGCCTTCAACGTCAATGCTCTCGGCTTCGGCTGGCGCAACGGCTACTGCTACGACTTCTACGACCGTGGCAAAGGCGGTGTAGCGGAGGGCGGCAATCTGAACCTATACAACGATGGGGTATTCCCGAGCATCTATCTGCGCCGTATCTGGGAACAGATATTCACCGACGTGGGCGTTCGGTGGCGCGGCGAGCTGCCAGCCATGTTCGACAAACTACTGCTACCCACAACGGCCGTAGACGGCTACGGTGAAGACTTCCGGGAACGGCGTAAGCTGATTGCCGGCGTAGATTCAACGAGGCATGCCGATGAGGGCCGGCCGTTTCAGGACCGTGGTCCTTTTATCAAAATCGTACCCTACGACATCACGCCGGCAGAGCTAGGGTATGTGGCCCCCACCGAGCCGTTGGTGTACGACCGCGCAGCTGGTGGCTGGCGCGCAAAGGAATGGTGCTTCGTGCGAATGCAAGCCACCTTGCCGGTCCGGCTGGATGTGCGCTACGGCAAGGCAACGGCCCGCCTCAACACGATGGTGAACGGCGTGCAGCTCAGAAGTGGGGATGTAGTGACCTGGGAGCGCCCGGATGATGACGCGCGTACAGTAGGCGTAAGCGAGGAGAAGCTGCTGCTCAAGACGGGCGACTTGCTTCAGGTGCAAGTCGAACTGCGACAGGGCAGCGGCTCGAACAACAAATGGGGTTATGATATTTTTAAGGCGTTTGATGGAGGCACGGTGATAGTACCAGGCTTCCCGCCAATTACGATCCCTGCCTTGCCGCCGGAGTTCTTCCGCGTGGAAGTATTGCCCGACTTCCCGCCAAATGGCTTGCTGCGGTTGCAGGACCTACTACCGGATTGGGAGCAAAAAGACTTTGTAAAGGCTTGTATTGGGCTCTTCGGCCTAAGTCAGCACACCGACCCTTACGCCGATGAGGTAACGTTTCAGCCTGCTGCCACTGCGCTAGCGAAGCTGGCGCAGGCTCCAGCCTGGGATGATCGGCAGGATTTGGCAACCAAACCCCGGCGTGAGTGGCACCTGAGCGGCATAGGTCGCCGCAACTATTTCCGCTGGAAAGAAGACAAAACCAACTCCCCCGCTGATGAAACTTTAGGAGATGGGTACTTGCCGTGTAGCGACTACACACTGGCAGAGGAGGAAGACTTGCTCGAAATGCCATGGGCTGCCACGTCGAAGGGCACCAACGGCCTGCTACTGCTACCTGTATACAAGGTGCGGGAGGGTGTTGTAAATCCTGGTGCGCCCAAGGAGTATGATAGGCAGAAGCCAGTAGCGCGGCTGGTGGTGCAGACCGAGCGGGTGCACCAG